GTGGTGAAGTCCAAAGATGTCGAGGTCAGCGCGACGAGATCGCCTGCCGCATCCACATCGATGTCACCAGCGGCACCTTGAGAGCCGACGACCTGAATATAGGCACCGGCCGGAGGAGCAGCTTCCGCGACGAGAAGGCCAGTCGCAACCTCGACCGCAGTCGATGCAGTGACCACTGTCACGACATTGAGAGCGTTGTTCGCGGCGTTGGTGAACTTAAATCCACGAATGAGGCTGCCGACCACGAAGCCTGTCGTGCTGGCGACTTCATACTCGTCAGGGTTCGCCCCATCAATGTCAACAGCCGTGACGACTTCGCGACCTTTGCGTTCCCAACTGGCGAACATGAACCCCTGAAGGATATCCTCCAGGTTCCAGAGGGAAAGGTTGTGATTGAACTGCGCCGTCGCGTCCAGATCGGTTGTCACACCTTTCTTGCGCGAACGAGTGTTCGTGATTGGCGTCGGGGAGACGTTTGTGATTTCGCTGCCGAAATCACCATAACCATTCGGCTCCAGAGCAATCCAAACAGGCACGCTCAACGTTGCGAGGGCTGATTCCTCGGCGTAAGCAAGGCCCGTGGAGTTGGAGTCAATCTTTGCGACTTGCACCATTTAAGGCTCTCCATCATTTGAGTTCATCGTATAGGAATTCAACAAGGACATTCATTTGAAAGAACCTGCCATCCCGACCGACTTCATTCAACCTCACGTTCCTGAACCACACTCCCCCTGGAGTTGTAGAACCCTCGTAGGCGTCGGCCACAACCTTAGCCAAATTATAGGCTTCTTGCAAGCCTTTTCCTGCCGGGGTAAATATCTGAACAACGAGCAATCCCTCTCTTGCAAAACGGCTTGTTCCAGTCGCCGTTCCGAGGGTCGTCTGCTGCCCCGAAGCATGACGGAGCGTAGTTGTCGACCACGGATTCTCGCTAGAGTCCCGTTGTTGACGAACATCTTCGTAGTAGGTTGGAAAGCCGGTCGTATCCCACGCGGCCTTGAAAAGGTCCATGATCTGATCGACAGCATCTGAGAATGTGACGCTCATCTACGGACTCCAAGAAATCCGAGTAGAGTCGTGCTCCCGGGCTTGAGAATTTGAGAGGCGAAGATTCCCCATCTTTCTGATTGATCCAAAACTTCTGAGAACTGTCGAAGATCGATTTCTCCAGCAGAAACGATTATGATCTGTTCGCTTACGGCGATCATTGATTCCATCTCTGTGCCAAGACCGAGAGCGCTCAAACCAAATTGGCGAACGGAAATCGGTGGGACAAAGACTCCAAAGACATTAGATCCAGGTTCAGTGGGACTGCTCGGCGGGCCTCTCCAAGGACGAGCGGCGTTTGCAGCTGTCTCATCAAAGCGAATCAATCTGATCGATCTTCCTCTTTTGTTAATCATCCGAATGGCAGTCGCTGCAAGTCCATTGTAGAAATCAGTCACGAATGACTCCTCCTCTTCCACCATTCACCAAGAAGGGATATAGAAGACGATCAGCAGCAGGAAACCTCGAGATTGTCATATTCGAGGCATACTGATATTCTTCTTCAATAGGACCAACCTTCTCACGACGAGAAGTCACAGGTCCACCAAAATCATCAGAAGTAGGATCTCTGAGCAAGACGCCGTTCAAGACACGAACGGCATACTCAGAAGTCGCTTGCTTGATTCTCTCAGGAATTCCAGCGATGGTATTTCCACGATCATCGTAGACGTATTGTCTAGGCCAGGACAATGGCTGAATCCCACCATCAAGACCTCCAATAAAAGGCGAAATTGTGATGTTCGGAGCGGCCTCGGAGAGCACCGTATAGGCACCGCTTGCGCCGGGGGCCAGTGCTACCAGTGCCACCACGCCCGCCGCCGCTGTGGCCGTGCTGTGGCGGCTTGCTACCGTTGCCGTGCCATAGGTAACACCCGCCGCCGCTGGCAAAGCCATCACGGCATCGGCGAAGTTGCTCGCAGTCAAGGTTATCGTCGAACCAATGAGAACCTCGTTCGGTGCTCCAGAGAGAGAAGTCACAAACGTGTAGATCATGTCGCCCAAAGTGAGAGTGTCATTGTTGGCAGGGAGCCCAACGAAGGAAACAGAACCCTCTGCAAAGGTGGCCGAGAAAGAGGACAGAGGGAGACCTTTGAACTTATGACTGAACCTCTTCTCCAGATAATCTGTTGCTGCGATGATTGCAGCTTCCTGAACTGAGACAGTAGAAGTTGACCACAGGTTCTCTGTAACACGATTTCGCAAAGTGAGGTAGTTGGTCACAAAAGAAACCGGAACGTAGCCGTTCGCCCCGTAGACGCCGATACCCGTTTCTACGATGAGCGTCATTTTCTACGGCCCCAGCTTCTTCTTGCGATTTTCCCTCGCGATGAAAAGCGAAGCTTGAAGTTTCGCTTTCACCTTGGGCGGCGAATTCTTCAGGCTAGCGAATCTTGGTTTCGGAGGTGAGGCCATCACAGCCTCACTTCAACAAAGCACGAGCGGGACGCTTGCCGCCGCGTTTCGTTTTCCGCACCATAGCCTGATCCAGCTGAGAGCGAGGGTTGATGTCTTTCAACGAACCAAACTGAGACATCACAGCCTTCTGTTTCGCCGAACGTTCAGCCCGTTGTTCGTTCTGCGAATCGATGTATGAACGTATCGCCTCGGCGTTGGTTTGCATCGGCAATTCGGTCTTGATTCGTGACTGAACGAACATCAGCGACATCTTGAGCCGATTACGAAGATCGCTCAGATGTTCGACGTTGCGAGTGACTTCGGTCTGCTGCTGTATAATCAGTGATTCGATCTCCTCGAGGTCTTCCTTGGGCACACCACGAAGGAACATCGCGAACTCCTTCTCAGGAAGCGGTTCGTCGAAATCAGCAAGGGTCCCGGCCGACGAGGTGTCAATGTCGAGATCGATCTCGTCGTTCACTTTTTGATCGGTTTCTTTTTCGTCATCGGCTTTTTCGGCATTTCCACCCTCCATGAGTTTCTTGCGGTTGAAAGAAGGATCGGCCTCGAAGATTTCCTGACGACTCAGGACTTCGATACCAGTCTTCTCCTTGAGGTAGTCGACCAGCGGATCACCATTCTGGGTCCACTGATCGTCGTCCAAGGCATCCATTCCGGCAAGGGCCTCGACAATTTTCGCTTTCGACATGGTCAGTTCTCCTTAGTCGTCGCTGAGCACAGTGTAGCACAGGAGAAGTTCGCCGGTGACTGTAAGCACGACAGTCGCGGCATCTGCGATATCAGCGGCATCGATGAGGACGTTGAGGTTGATTTCCAGCGATCCATCGGTATTGTCGAAGATCGCTTGCGTTGCGTTGACCGCCCTCACAACCGGCGCAATTTCTGCGGCGGCTGGACCGATGGCTGCAGAAGCGATGATATCGACTTCTATGCCGGTGAGAGTTCCGTTGGCATCAGGTCCCGTGCCGATACCGAAATCTCCGTTCCAGGCGTCGACAAGATTGGCATCGCTACCAGTTCCACTGAAATTGATATTGGTGACTGCGCCCAAGAACAGAATGTTGCCTTCAGGGAAATCACCGATGACAAGGGTCCCGAAACCGACACCAGCACCCGCCGCCAAGACGCTGACAGTGCCAGAAATACGAATTCGTTCTTTGACGAGCTCCTGTTTGCGTTTGTCACCGCGAGACAAAGATCGAGGAAGTCCTTTACCCATGACGTTCTCCTTTCAGAACTGAGGGTGACGCGAGGGCGACCGCTACCGGAAGCCGCCCCCGCTACAGATCACGCCTCGCGGGTGACCAGCCGCGCGAACTTGATCTGCTTCCTTTCCGTGTAGACACGGTTCCAGGAAGCTGCCTCGTCCAGATCGTCACCAGCCGTGCCGGTGTTCGCTGGACCACCATTGGGAGCCGTGCCAATCCACGCATGGCCGACGGGATGGATGCACCATTGCGCACGGTTGTAGAGGATTTCTTGTCCGCTGCCATTGCCCGCCCCAGGACGGCGATCGACTTCCGTGGGAACCGGCGGAGAGCCGATACCCAGACGAGTCGCACCACCACCGAACATCCACGATTGATAGACGTTGGATGCGAACGGCATACCGTCGTCAATCACGACCTCGCGACCCAGGAACGTGGGAATGTTCACAGCACCAGTCGAGTCCGGAATGAAGTCGATCAGGTTGTTCTTCTGCATACGGCTGTAGACGACCGAATGAACCATCACGGCTGTGAGATCTTCCATGCTGTCGCCCATCGTCAAGGCAGCATCGAGGAACGCCTCGGCCGAGAAATCTGTGACGCCCGCCACATAAGAAGCGCCAGAGACATTGTTCGTGTAATCGCCGGAGTCGTTTGCCGTGTTGTCTGCGATCACACCTTTCCACGTCGACACGAAAGCGGTTTGCAGTCGGCGGGTCCAGTAATAGGCGACACGATCGGCGATCGCGCCCATCGGATCGGAGCCGGCCAGAGTCGCAGCGAGCGACATGGTCGACCAGGACTGGTTCCGCTCGAGACGAACGCCGACTTCGGTAATACTGCCAATCTTCTGCGGATTTGGAGGGCGTTCCGGCGAAGTGCCAGAGCCAGCCGCGTTCGCTGCGGAGTCTGCGGTGTCGAACACCGACGAGGAGTCGTTGGAAACCCGGTCGATATCATTGTCCAGATCGCGCCAGGACGGAAGGTTGAAGGTAAGACCACCACCAGCCAGAAGACCGTCGATCGCGGGATCGCGAACGGCCATGCCTGATTGAATGATGCGAGATTTCTCTTCCGTGAGTTGCTGGACGTAGCCAGTGAAAATCTGCGGAACGACTACGTCGCT